AAACAAGAAACTACTAACTTAGATTATTCTTTTACTTGAATAACTATCGAAGATGCCACAAAGGAATCTGAAAGTTCAACTAACTAAGAAACAGCAGGAATTATGGAAATGTTTCTTAGATAAAAAGATAACAGAAATTCTTTATGGAGGATGAGCCAGATGAGGTAAATCTCGAGGAGTTTGTGAAATCATAAATATGACTTGTATTCAAAGGCCTTGAATAGTTCGATTAGTATGAAGAGAAGAATGGGACGATCTAAGAAAAACTACTCTAACTACTCTAATTAAAGTTCTAAACCACCATTGAATGCAATCCTGAAGAGAATTTAATCTTAATCTCCAGACTAAAGAATTAAACTACTATAACGGTTCAAAAGTTCTATTTGTACCTCTAAAACAGCAACCGTCTGATCCTGAATTTAACTGGTTAGGATCTTATGAAATAACATATGGATTTGTAGATGAAGCTCAGCAAGTATCTAGAAAAGCTATCGATATTATTCTTTCTAGATGTACGGAAAAAATAAAGGAATATGATTTAGTAGGTAAAGTTATTATGACTTGTAACCCTATGAAATGCCATTTATATTCAGACTTCATTAAACCTTTTAAAGAATGAAATCTGCCAGAAGATAGAGTGTTTATTCCTTCTCTTTATAAAGATAATCCGTTTATAGATCATAAGAAGTATGAGGAATGATTAAAAAGAGCTGATAAAGTAACTAAAGAAAGGCTTCTAAAATGAAATCGAGAATACGATGACGATCCAACTAAGTTATACGAATATGATTCAATAACAGATTTATTTACTAATAATTGAGAATCTTGAGAAAAGTATATTACTTCAGATATAGCTAGATTAGGATCAGATAAAACGGTTACTATCGTTTGGGATGGATTCATATGAAAAGTCTTTAGCTTTAGAAAGAATAAAACTACAGAAACTTCTAATATTATTAGAGGATTACAAAAGCAATATAACGTAAAGAATTCTCATACTATTTGTGATGAAGATGGAGTTTGAGGCTGAGTAGTAGATCAATTAGGCTGTAAATGATTTATAAATAACTCCTCCCCTATCTTATCTGAAGAAGAAAAAGAACTTAGGAATTATAAAAATCTGAAGGATCAATGTTATTTCGAATTAGAACCTATTATAGCTTCAGGCAAGATGAAACTAATAGTTATCAACGATACAGATAAAGAAAATATAGTAGAAGAATTAGACGTTATAAAACAGAAAAACCCAGATAAATGAGGTAAATTACAGATAATTACTAAAGAAGAAATTAAAGAACTAATATGAAGATCTCCAGATTTTGCAGATTCAATAGCTATGAGAATGCGGTTTGAACTTAATAAGCAACCAGACGTTCAGATTTATTTCATATAAAAAGATCTATATGGTTTGATATATTACTCCAGAATATCGAGAACCTAAACCACCTGAATGATGGCCTTTATGAAGGATAGAGCTTTTCTATAAACAAAATTTCAGACTTCAATGCTTTATCTTTTTAAAGTATAGAGAAAGATGGAGAAAGAAACTAATAAAGAAATATTTGTTTATTAATACTGAAGAAACTTACTATAAGTACGATCATAAAGCTAAAGAAATTATGAAAGAAGCTTTTAAATAAAAATAATTTATTTTATCTAATGTCAATAACTTGTCTATTCCGTCTAGCCCCTGAAGGAGTTTTCACTAATATCAATTGAAATCTGAAACATTGACATTTAATATATTTATGACAATCACTTGCAAAAAGGTTGTAAATCCATATGTTATACCTGCCTCGATAGAGGTAAAGTCGCAAGAAAAGATAGTTTTTTTCATGGAGGAAGAACAGGATATAAAAATTCCTGTTTTTCTTTTATTTTAATATGAAATTACTATAAATTATTTCTGTTTATATCAAAACAAATAGATGAAAGATAGAAGATTAGATCACATTAATAACGTTATTCAACCTCGAGATGTAGATCAATTTATAAGAACATTCTATTTGAATCAGAATTGAGATATTAGTAATGAAGAATTAGAAAAATACTTATGACGTGTACGTGAACAAGCTTATGAGAATTGATATGCTGAAGAAGAATATCAAAAAGTAATATCAGATGCTAAAGATATAGCAAGTAATTTAGAAGGTTTAACAATTAATTTATAATTATGATGTGAATAGTTTTTAATTGAAAATTACTCACAAATAAAATAGATACACCTGAAAAGCGTATTAGTATCTGTAATAAAGAAATAAAAAGGTTTATTAAAGAGAAAGAAGAAGTTGATTGAATTAAATATCATGATTTAAAATTAAATGAAGAAATTGTTGATTGAAATATAGTTACAATAGAATGAGTTGTTATTTTTGAAAATTGAGAGGATGAATATTGATTAACATTCGTCTTTGATACACTTACTGGAAGTTTTATGATGTCCACTGACGCAGAATAAAATAAAAAAGTACTCGAAAAATGGAGTGATTTATACTCCTTTTTTTGATTATTCTTATAAATAAGAGATACTAGTGGCATAAATTTATATCCTATCTTATAAATTATGCCATTTACCTGAAAAAAAGTCTGAATCTGAGTTTCTTTAGAAACTACTAGAGGAGAAAAGAAGCTTCCTATTCAATATCGATTCCCTCGAACTGATAATACGTTTAGTGATAAAGCTAATGTAGAATCTGACAGCTGAGTAGTAGATACTATTGTAGATTCTATTAATTCTGAAGTAACTAAACAACGATCCGAATGAACTATATGAGGTCAGGTTTATCCGAATGGAATCTGATTTTTCTTATTAGCTTTATTGGGAAATGTAACTTCTAGCTGAAGTAATTGAGTTTATGAACATAACTTTTCTTTATTAGAATCTAATACCCACCCTACTCTAACTATTTGATCTTTTACTCCTATTTCATCTTCTAGCTATCCTTTAGCTATGATAGAATCTATGGATTTTACAGCTGAAGTATGAGGAAAATTTACTGTTTCTATAAATCTTAAAGCTAAGAAATGAGAAAGTTCTACTCATATAGTTTCTTATACAGATGAAACAGGATTTATAGCTAATATGCTTAAAGTATTTCTTGCTGACAACCTAGAAGGTTTAGATATAGCAGATAATATTTGTTTACAATCTATTACTATTTCAATTAAGAAAGAAATCAAAGATATAGAATGTCTATCAAGTATAGATCCTATCGATTATATTAATTCTTCTTTCTCTATCGAAGGATCTATGGAAATGTTATTTGAAGATAATACCTATAAAGATTATTTCCTAAATGGTACTCCTAAAACTCTAAGATTATTAGCTGAAGATACTAAGCACCCATATGAATGAGTGGATAATTACCCTACTTTTATGCTTGATCTAGCTAAAATTAAGATAACGGATTGGACACCAGCATTTACTGTAGATGACGTAACAAAACAAAGTATCAGTTTTAAAGGTCATTATGATGTAAAAAGTCATAAAGCTATTGAAGTATATTTAAAGAACTCACAAGAGAGTTACTAATTTTATCATTAATTATAACTATCATGCTATTAACAGAGGATAAAATAAATGAATTAAAAAATCTGATTTCTTCTTTTGATTTAAAAGAAGTTAATAAATGAAGAAGATTTAGAGTTGTAGCTTCTACTCAAGATTTAGATAGATCCTGAGAAATAATTAAAGCTGATTGATGGGATTATAAAAACTTTATGAAGAATCCTGTTATTATAGCTAATCACATTTATAAGATAGAAAATATTGTAGGTAAAGCCACTTCTATCTACGTAATGAATAATCAATTAATTATTGAATGAATTTTTTCAGAAGCTAATCCTTTAGGAAAATTATTAGCTGATCTCTATGATGAATGAATGGTAAAGACAGTTTCTGTTTGATTTATTCCTAAATCTAGAGATGAATCAAATAAGAGAATAATAACTAGTGCTGAACTATTAGAATTATCTTTTGTAGCTGTACCATGTAACCCTAACGCTTTAAGTTTAGATCAGAAACAGCTTTTAGAAGAAAATTGAATGTTAGAAAAATCACCTTCATTTTCAGGTACGAAGAAATCTGAAAAATCCAGTGATTTATCAGAAGATAATGTAGATAATTCCTGAGAAAATTCAATATCAAATAAAGAAATACTAAATACGCTCAATGATATTAAATCCCTCTTAGAAATTTTAGTAGATGGCAATACTAAAAAACTATCTGAAGCTAATATCTTAGCTAAAGAAACACTTCAAAGTGTAGCTAGAACTGTAAATCAAGGACTAGCTTCATTTAAGAAAAGTCTTTAGGTTGCAAGCAGGCTTTTCTTATCTTTTTATTCTATATTTATTATCATTATGACACCTGAACAATTAAACCAAATTGCTGACTTAATTGCTAAGTCATTAGAAGATTGAGTACCTGAGGCAGTAGATGCCGCAGTTGAAGCAAGGCTCAAAGAAATTAATTTATCAGAGAATGCTGATATTAAAGAAATTAAATCTCAATTAAAAGAATTAGTAGAAAAAGCTAAATTCTGATCATCTAAAGATGAAGATTTAACAGAAACTAAAGAATTATTCGTTTCTGCTCTTAAAGGATTAAAGAATTGAGATCTTTCTTGAGTAAAAGCTATGAATACTGGTTCAGCTCAAGATTGAGGTTATCTAGTTCATCCTGAATTCGAGAAAGGAGTTTTTAGAATCATGTGAGATTACGGTATCTGGAAGGATTGTAACGTTCAAAGAATGAAATCAGATACTAAATATTTCACTAAAAGAGTAGAATGACTTCAAGTATTTTATACGGATCAGGCTCAAGCTTATCAGGATACAGCTATGACATATGATAGAGTTCAAATGATAGCTAAAAAAGTAGGTGCTATCCTTTCTTCTACATATGAGCTTATCGAAGATGAAGCAGATTCAGACGAAATTTGGAGTGCAGCTCAATTAGAATTTGCCGAAGCTTTTGCTAAATTCCTAGATACTGAAGTATTACTAGGAACTGGAGATCATGAGCATAATTCTGAAATGGTTTGAATTACAAACCTAGAGAATGTTAATGTAATTACTTTATCAGGAGGAATTAATACTCTAAATCATGACGCTTTAATTGATGCTACTAGAAAAATAGATCTTAAGTATAAGAGAAACTATAAACCTAAGTGGTATATGTCACAAGACGCTATAGCAGTAATCGAAAAGCTTAAAGATGATGACTGAAGGCCTCTTTATAGAACTCTAGATAATGGAGAAAAAGGATATCTTCTAGGTTATCCTGTAGAATTAACAGACGTTATGCCTAGTGGTTCTATAGGTACAGATACTCCTTTCATAGTATTCGGATCTCTTAAATTCTTTAATATCTGAATCAAAAGAGGATTTACTTTTGAAATGGGATATAAATCTGGAGATTGGGAAAAAGATATCAAATCTCTTAAGGCATCAGCTAGAGTTTGTGGATTATCTTTAGTAGATGAAGCATTCTCAGTGATTAAAACTCATGCCTAGTTTTTATGAGGGATAGAAATATCCCTCTTTTAGCTTTTAATATAACGCTTATGAAGTACGAAATAATTAAATGAAGAATTAACTGACATCTAAAAGGAGAAACTATCGAATTAGATGAAAAGTTAGGTAATTCTTATGGTAATAAATACCTAAAACCTCTTAAAGAAGAGAAAAAAGGAAATAAAGAGAATAATGAGAACAAAGAACAGAAAGATATCCAAAATAAAGCTTTAACTTCAGAAAATACTGACACTAAATGACCAGAGAAGAACTGATAGAAACTTTAAAAACTCTTTTATGAGAAAATGATGAAACTAAAATTATTTATCTCATTAATTCTGCTATTGCTTATATTAATTGATATACCTTTCAGAATTATTCTTTGACTGATCTTTCTAGTATCCCTTATGATATTTTTATGGTAATTATTGAATTAGTTAAGAATAAATATCATGAGAAAATAGGAGTTCAATCTGAAAAACTATCAGATTATTCAATTACTTATACTACTAAAGATTTGAGTAATGATGCTAAGATCCTTTTAGATAGATATAGAATAATTCATGTTGAGTAACTGTAACAACTGTTTGGCAGAGATAAGAAGATTAGTTTATAATTGAAAAGTGGCTAAGTGAAAAGAAACTATAGCTACATATCTTTGATATATTACAGCTGTTAATGAAGAATCTAATCTTATGGCTGATGGTAAATTCTGAAAGGTATACAAACTATCAATTCCTAGATTAACTGAGATTAAAGAAACAGATTCTGTATTTATTAATTGAACAGAATTTAGTGTAAGAGGCGTAGCTTATAGGCATTGATGAAATCTATCTTTAACAACCGTTATATTAGAATTATGACAATAAGTATAGAAATCAATTGAGCAGATGAAGTAGCTAAAAAACTTAAGAAACTATGAAATGAGGATCTTCAAGAAGCTAGGAAAAGACGATTAACAGAATCTACTATACTGCTTCAATGAGAAGCTAAGAAAGAAACACCAGTGGACAACTGAATTCTTAGAAAAAGTATAAAATATGCTGTCCATAATGATTTCGGTGTTGTTTATTCAAATCTATTCTATGCCCCTTTTGTTCATGAATGAACAAGGCCTCATTTAATCAAGCCTGTTAAGAAGAAATCTTTATTCCGAATTGATGAAGAATGAGACCATTTTGCTAAAGTAGTTCATCATCCATGATCTAAAGCAAATCCTTTCTTTAAAAGAGCTGTAGAGAATAAACAAGAAAGGATAATTCAAAGATTTTATGATATTATTAACGAATATACTAATGATTAATGAACTAAGAGATTCTATTCTAATAGAATTAAAAGGATTAGATTCAGTTGCTGAAATTTATGACTGAATTCCTAAGAAGTTTTGAGGATTTCCTTCTATATATTTCACTTTTGATAGAATAGAATCTAACTCTTTAGATTCTCATACCTTAGATAGAACTTATTATTTCACTATTAACGTATTTCAAGAAACTACTACTAATGGAAATATTCAATCAGAAAGGAATCTTTCAGATTTATTAGACGATATTATAAATATATTTGATGCATCAGATCTAGGAGGATTAGCTATGTATATAGAAGAAGTAGGAGGAAATATTCAACCAGTTGAAACGGATAACTGACCTGCCTTACATGCTATAGTTGTATTAGCTATTCATACAGCTTATAGTCCTTATATTTAATTTAATATAATTATCATGTTTAATCGAATTAAAAATATATTTAAAAAATCTGAATGAACTAATAGTTGGATCTCATTTTTATGAGGTTATATTTGAGATAAATCGATTAAAGATAATGAATATGTTAAGTTCTTTATTGGCCGACAATATGCCGCAATTACTGCTATAGCTGATAGCGTTAGTGGATTAGATTATAGGTTATCAGATGGACATGATAAACAAATAAATCATGAATATCTAGAATTCGTAACTCCTGATTTACTTCAGAATATAGCTATTTTTATGAAGATGACTTGAACCGCTTACGTTCGAAAAGTAATGGCAGGAACTAAAGTTATCTGATTAGATATGCTACTGCCTCGATGTATTTCTCCTGTTATAGATACTAATTGAAATCTACTTTATCGAAATTATGTATGAAATTCTAAATCTATAAGATTAGAAAAAGAAGAAGTTATGGTTTTTGCTGAGTTTAATCCCTATGAAAGATATCCTTATATTACTAGAGGATATTCCCCTATTCAAGCTATTGCTATGACAGTAAGATGAGAAAAAGAAATAGAAGATTGGAATTATTCTTTATTAACAAACGATGTCCCTCCAGGAATGGTTTTAACTACGGATCAGGCATTAACTGAAGAACAGGTTAAAGCTATAAAATCTAATCGAGAAGCTAATCATACAGGTGCTAAAAATGTAGGTAAATTAGCTATTTTACCATTTTGAATTAAACCTAATAACGTTCAGGCTTCTCCTAAAGAAATGGAATTTATATCCCAACAAAATTGGGATAGAGATAAAATATTAGCTATTTATAAAGTACCTAAAGCTATTTTAGGTATTTGAGAATGAGTAAACGTTTGAAACGTTAAATCATTTAATCAGATTTATTCTTCTAGATGTATTCAGCCTTTAACTAGGAAAATAACTAGAGTTTTAAATGATAATTTGTTTAATTGAATAGGATCTTTTGAGTTTCTAAATGTATTACCTACAGATGAAGAAGCTGTAAGAGAACATTATCTATCATGAGGAATTACTAGGAATGAATATAGACAAGAATTATGATATAATCCTATTAAATGAGGAGATGTATTCTATGATTGAACTGTATGTCATACAATAGAAGATAATAAAAAGTCTGATACTTACTCTAAAATTAACTTTAAATCTATAGTTGAATCAAATATTCCTCGATCAGAAAAACGAATGATCAAAAGATGGGAGAAAAAACAAGTTACCTATAAGAAATATGAATCAAAATTAAGAGAATGATTACTTAAAGTCTTTGATAAACAAGAAAAAGCCATTATGAAGGAATTTGAAGAGAAGAAATGTTTCAATCCTTCAAATAAAGCTTTAAAATTGGAATTAAAAAGAAAATATTATGCTTTATATCAGTTATTTTTGAAAGATACTGTAGAAGAAATAGTAAAAAACGAATGATCTAGAGCCATGAATGAGTTAGAAATAGAAAAAGCCTTCAATTATAACGAAAAAACGGCTAAAAGAGTAAAAGAAATGCTTTTTACTTTAGCTAAAGATGTTGACTCGGTTACAGATGCTAACCTACTGAACGCTATATGAGAAGCTGTAGATCAAGGATTACCTCCAAATGAAGTAAAAGAAGTTTTAGAAGAAGTATTTGAAGATTTAAAGACTTCTAGATTAAATAAAATTATTAGAACAGAATCAATTAGATACTGAACTTTTGCTGAACAAGAAGCTCGAGAACAATCCTGAGTAGTAAAATATAAGCAACGATGGACGGCTATCGATGAAAGAGTTTGTAGTTCTTGTGGAGAATTACATTGAAAAAAGATTCCTCTTAAAGAGAATTTCTTTGATAAATGAGATAAATTTAATTGATTAAAATTAGATTATGAAGATGTTATAGGATCTCCTCTTCATCCTAATTGTAGGTGTGATATGATACCTTGTTTAGAGTAACTTTTTAATATAATTATATAATTCATAATTTGAATTAAACCTTAGTCACATTTTTTTTGCCACTAGTGAATATTTATTAATTTTATTTTTTAAATGTTTATACTTAGTGGGGAATAAATTATATAAACAATCAATATAATTAAATGAAATTTTTTCATATTCTTCTTTTTTGAAATCATCTTTTGAAATAGAATATAAATAATTTCAATACATAGAACGCAAATAATTATAGAATATAACATCTTCTTTAGGAATAACTTTTCTTTTTATCCTTTTTCAAGGGAATGATGGATTTATAAACTCTATCAAAATCTTTGGAGATAATGTAAAATAATGATATCTCTCATAAAAATCTATTCAAAATGGTCCGATTCTTTCGGGGAATAATTCTACCACACAGCAATCTGAAGTTACAAAGTTTCTTTCTCAATTAGAAATATAAATCCTAATTTTTTTTGTAAAAAAACGTTGAGTAAATTCTGTTATTATTTTTTCATCTGTTATAAAACTAACGAAATCTGAATTATCCTTTATAATATTAAAATCTCATTTTATTAATTTATTTTCTAAATCTTTATCTTCAGCTATTTTTATAATTCTTTCATCTTTTGGATTGTGTTGCTTAATCATATTATAAGACATTTGCATCATCTTCTTCATTATTTCTGCTTGTGAATTTTTCATATGTTCTTTGAAATATTCTCATCTTAATCGAGAAATCGTTACAAACTCAGATAATCCATAGATTAACTTATCTTCTAATTCCCTATAATTTAGGATATCATCTACTAATTTAAAATAAATATCAGAAAATTTAGTTTCATAGTAATTGAATAAATCTTCTGCCATCTGCGATATTACGTGCTTTTCTCAATCTTTAATCGAATAAAAATAATCACCACTACAAATATGCTCAGTACTTTTTTCCTTCAATGTTCTTTTATTAGATAAATCTAGAACCTCAATTTTTCAATGTTCATTTGTAAATTTTTTTAAGTAAAATTGAGGGACATAATGCTGATTTTTAGTCCATTGCTTCCTATTATTATATTGATTAATTATTTTTTGTAATGCTAGATCTTCTTGATCCATTCAGTTATTTTAAAATAAAACAGCAATATTTTAAATAATCCATATAGATTTTTCAATAAAAACTACTCTAAAAATGGAGTGAAATTAAGGAGAAAATTTCAGATTTCTCCTTTTTTTTATTAAACTATTTTTAGTTTTATAATCTAACTAATCATAACATGCAACTATGAGATTTAAACATTACTTTTATAGATAAATTTACGGTTAGGATCTTTCAGGAAATTAACAGATTAAATGAGAAGTTTAATGATTGAGAAATAGATTCTACTGCCCTATCTAATGAGTTATTTAAACTCTTAATAGCTTCAATTAATTGAGAAACTGATAAAGAGAAAATAATAAATCTGATCTTAGATATGGAATCTATAGAAGATTATTCAAAACTTAATGAAGAAGTAGCTAAGAGAATAAATGATTCAGTCAATAACTTAAAAAAAAAGAAATAGAATATGAATATTCTAAGATTTTTAAGCATATGTGATGAACAAAAAATGAAGAAATATTAGCCGTAGAAATTATGAAATATATGGGCTGGAGTTATGAAGATTATCTAAATACTCCATATGAATTAATTCAAGCTATTTTAATTAGAATGAGTTTAGAATCTAAAGCTAAATAATGGCAAAACAGAATGTTATTGAGATCCTAATAAAAGCAACTGATAACGCTTCAAAGAGATTTGAAGAGATTTCTAAGAACTCAAAAAAATTATCTGATAGTTTTAAGGATATCAGGAAATATTCTTGAATTGCTACTACTGCCCTGGTTTGATTATGAACGGTTATGGTAAATCAAGCAACGGATACAGAGCCTGTTAAAAATGCTTTTGAGAATCTAGCTAAAACCGTTTGAGAAAGCTCAGAATGAATGCTAAAATCTCTAAAAACAGCCTCTAAATGAGCTGTTTCTGAATATAATCTAATGTTATCTGCAAATAGAGCCTTAAAGTTATGAGTTACAAAAAATACTGAAGATATGACGGATCTTATGAAAATAGCTAGGCTTTATTGACAGCAAATGTGACAGGATGTAACTCAATCATTTAATGATATCGTTACCTGACTTTGAAGATGAAGTCCTATGATTCTAGATAATCTTTGAATTATTATAGATTCTGAAAAAGCTTATGAGGATTATGCTAATCAATTATGAAAAACTAAAAATGAATTAACTAAACAAGAAAAAACTCAGGCTTTAGTTAATGCTACTTTAGTAGAATGAAGAAAAGCTTTAGAAGAATTCTGAGAACCAGCTCAAACTATGGCTGAAAGATTTGCTGAATTAAAGAATACTTTTTCAGATACTGCTACTAGAATTTGAGAAGCCTTATTACCAGTAGTTCAAAGGCTTTTAGATACTATTAAACCTATTATTGATAGAGTTGCTGATTGGATACAAGCTAATCCTGAATTAGCTTCTAAAATATTATTAGTTACTACAGCTGTTAGTTGATTAATATTCGTTATATCAGGATTAGTAACTATTATCCCTAACATTGCTTCTGGAATATCATTTCTCCTATCCCCTATCTGATTAGTTATAGGTGCAATTACAGCTTTATGAGTCGCTTATGCTACTAACTTTTGAGGTTTTAGAGATTTCGTAAATGAAACTCGAAGTCAGATTTCTCCTATCCTTAAAGATCTAGCTGAAGCATTTATAGAATGTTTTTGAGAAATCTGGGAATCTATTAAAGAAACTTATAAGCAATTAGAACCTATATTGATTCCTATTTGGGAATTCTTTAAAGAAGCTGTTAAATGGACTTTATTATTCGTTGTAGAATTAGTTAAAAGTAGTTTTCAAGCTATCTGAGATTATGTTAGATGAGTAACATTAGTTTTTAATGAAGTTATTGATTTCTTTAAGAATATTTTCTCATGAAACCGAAAATGAGCTTTAGAGAATCTGAATAATATTACTGCTATTCGGATAGATACTCTAATTAAGATCTTTTGAGATTTCTGAATAGATTTACCTGCTATATTTGAAACTCTAAAAACCACCATTACTAACATTTGGGACGGTTTATTTAGCTGATTAAAGAATATTTGTTCTTCAGCTGTAGATCGAATTTCTTCTAAAGTTCAAAAAGTTCGAGATAAGATAAATGCGGCAAAAGATGCTATAGCTTCTTTATGGGGCTGAGGATCTTCATGATGAAGAGCTTCAGGTTGAACAGTTTTAGCAGGCCAAACCTATAGAGTAAATGAGATTCACTGAGAATATTTTACTCCAGCTGTTAATTGAAGAATCTCTAACGCACCGCCTTCTTCTCCTAACATAAATATCAGCTTTTGAGATGTGAATGTTAGAGATGAAGGAGATATAAATCTCCTAGTAGATAAATTAAAATCAGAATTAATCTGAGTTTATCAAAATATTGCTTTATGATATCCTGGATAAATCATGTATAACAGCTTTCTATTTAATACAACATTATACTGATCCTTAGCTAATCTTTCATGAGGTGGCTGAGGAGATGTAAGCTTTAAAATTATTGCATTCAATAATTATGATTTTTCTGATATCATTATCTCAAACATTCCAGATGATTACGAATGAATCTCATTAAATATTCAACCATATGAATTATCTTCACATGGGCAAGGTTTATGAAATCGATTAATAAAGAATAAATCATTAAAAATTGAAGGACGAATTGTAGCTGAAAACGCAGTTAGTCTTGAAGCTAAAATTAACAAAATCAAATCTAAACTCCTTCAGTGAGAATCTTTATTGTATGTAAAAAGAGCTGATTGAATTTTACAAACCAAAGCGGTTGTAAGTGGTATTTCTATTCCTAGAGAAAATCGAACTGTTAATACGATTTCTATATCGATTACATTCAGCATTTTAGATCCTTTTATGTATAGCTTAGAAAAGCATGAATTAGCTTATTATTGAATCAGCTGAAACTTCTATACATCGATATTTTATGAAACAGGATCTCATGAAGCTAATCCTGTAATTTTCGTAATGTTCGGAAATTGAACTAACGCTAATGATGTTCAGATAACGATATGAGAAAAAATAGTAAAGATTAATTGAACTATGATAGCTTGAGATATCCTAAGTTTAGACTGAGAAAAAGTAGATGTAGCTAAGAATGGATCTTTCTGAATAGATCGAGTTTGAGAATTCTGAGAATTAGAATTTGGAGAAAATCCGATAGAGATTAAATGCACCTGAACGGCTAATTATTCTGTTTTTATCCAATATAGAGATACTTATGTTTAATATCAAAGTCTATGATAGAAATTGAAACTTTATCCAAACTCTAAATGAGAAAGAGATTTCTTGTAATTATAACTTTTCAGCTTCAGTAAATTCAGGATTTTCTTCTCTATCTTTTGATTATTATGGAGAATATAGACTAGATCATAAACAAAGAATTAAAATTTATAAGAAATGAAAAGCTATCTATCAATGATTTATTACATGAATTACTTTAAAAGAAGATAAAGGATGAAAAAGGCAGATCATAAAATGTAGCTGATTATTAGGATTATTAGCTTTTATTCCTTACCAGGATTGAACTATAAATATTAATCCATGAGTATTTATTAGAAATCTATTCTATAGCTTAGGATTCGATACTTATAACGTTAGAGATTATTCAGCTTCTATATCTATCGAATCAGACTGAAATACTGCCCTATCGTTACTACAAGAAATTCTAAAACAGACTTTAGATTATGCTTTCTTTATAGATCCAGAAAATAAAGTTCGATTTACTCCTTACGAAAACCATCATTTATTAACTTTTAATGATGACTGTTATAATATCGATCTTTCTGAAGATTCTACGAATTACTTTAACGCTATAACTCTAAAATATAATTGATGACAAGTAGTATGAAGTAATGCCTCATGAGTAGCTAGATATTGAATTAACGAAATAATAGTTGAAGAAACGGATATTAAAGATAATCCAACCGCTAACCTTAGGTTATCCTCCTTATTAAAGGAGAAAGATATAATAAGAAATTATAAAGTATCAGTAAATTCAAATTATGATTATTTTTCTATCAAACCATGAGATATTCTATCAGTAAGAAATACAGAATGGATCATAGAAAATAAACAAGTTAAGAAAGTTAATTACCGTAAAGATACGGCTGAAATAATTCTAGATTCCTATCAGAGTTTAGAGCGTTTTATTATTAATCAAAAATAACCATGTATAATGTAAAAGACAATGCAGAAGCTAAACTTCAAGTATGATTATCTTCATTGGCTACCACTTTGGTAGTAGAAATGGGTAATTGAATGTTGTTCCCTGAAGCTCCATTTATAGCAGTTCTTAATAAAAGAGATTCAGATTGAAAAATTACTAAATCTGAAAAAGTAGAAGTTACTGCTAAGGATGGAGATCAATTTACTGTTAATAGAGGTTATGAATGAACTACTCCATTAGATTTCAATGCCTGAGATTTCTTTTCTTTGTTTGTTCTTGCTAAACATATTAAAGAGCTTCAAGAATGAGTAGGAGCTTCAGCTAAAAGTAAATCTATTGCAAATGAATATTCTAATGAATCTACTTATGCAGTAGGCTCCATCGTAATGTATCAATGAGAAAGATATAGATGTTCTACAGCTGTTTCTACTGCTGAAAACTTTAATCCTAATAAATGGACAAAAGTTACTGTTCAATCCAATCTTTCTACAATAGAAGGGAATGTTTCATGATTACAGACTAACATGGATAATATTCTTACCAATTGAATTCCAACACAAGTATTAACAAAAAAACTGTTAGTTTGAGAATCTTTTACTAGCTGAGCTCATTTAGGATATATTCCTGAGCAGAATGAAGAATTAGCAACTGAGCCCATTACTTTATCATGAGCAAATACTTTAACTACTTATGCTTATGCCTCTTGAACTTCTTCTAATCAGATTTCATTTTATTGTTCAAAATCTGAAACTTGGACTACGGTAAGTGATATAAGAGTGACTATATGAAGTTTAACATGAACAGCATCTTTTAATAATATTCAATTAACTAGATGAAAAGTAACGGTAACTCTTAATTGAAATATAACTTCTAGTAGATGAACGTTATTAACTATACAATTTAGTCTAGTAACTACTTCAGCTGATTGAACATTTACTCTATATCAAGATCCTTATCATCCATACCCTAGTTGAACTACTTTAACTTATTTAATGGTTAATGATGTAGGACTCTATTCATGAGATGGAGATACTATGTATGCACATTGTAATTTCCCAGAAGCAAGAAATGCTAAAATAACTTGGAGTTCTTCGAGAACCCCAGATACTGCACATTCAAACGATTGAACTAATCGAACTTGATGAAGCTCAGGAACTTGAAGATATCGGAGATTATGTAGATATACAAAAAGTTATCATGCTTCTGATGTTAAATTTCGATATGTTAGATATTTAAGAATTATGGTTCGAAGCCCTGCTTTTGAAACGAATGTAGTTTATAGAATGGCTACTGATTATGCAAGAATATGAGATACTGCTATTTGAAGTACAGGAACTGCTACTTTAAGCTCAAATGTAACCAGAATTTATACAACTTCTTATACCCCTACTTATTCATGATATTATCATTTGGCAGATTCCTGATATTGTTACCCTTGTTTTAACGATGTCGTATCTAAGGAATGATTAAAATCTAAATATTTAGAAGCATGAAAAACTTATACAATTTACGTTAATGGTTGGGTAAATTGATGATCTTGAAGTTATTCTTATTGAACCGTTAATATATTTAAGAAATGTTGCTGATTATGAAAAATGGCTTTATATCCTATGGAAAATAAATCGTCATGAGAAGCTACATTTGGATTATTTGGATTTGTACCCAATATGCCTGTAGAATGAAGATTTATCCATGATAGAATTTGAGATCCTTATTGAACTATATCTGTTTGATGAAATTGATTCTTTGGAAGTTTCTGATCTTGAGGAGATGATAGTTTGTCAGCTGTAAGAGAATGAAGTAAATGTGCTTCTAACTCAGCCACTTCTACAAGATATTCATCATGGATTTATACAAGTGCAGAATATAATGTTTAATTCTTAACTAATTTTAATCATGAAAACTTTCCGAGAAAAAATGAGCATCACTAAGTTAGTATTTCTAATTCTAACTTTGGTTTTATCGTTTCAAACCGTTTATTTAACTCTAAACGATATTGAAACCTCTCTTTTTAATAATGCTATGCTGATGGTTATCAGTTTCTATTTTGGGCAAAAAGTCTGAGAAAGTAAGAAAGATCCTTTAATTGATACTAATAATGAGAATGATTGAAAAGATTAAGAACTATCTGAGCAATCCTGCTGTTTGGATATCGTTTATAGTTTTTGTATTTGGATTATGATTCAGCTATTCAAAATTGGATAGTAGAATTTCTGCTATCGAGAAAGAACAAGCTGAATTAGATGTAGCTTATATTCAATCTACTTTAGCCCAGATCCAGACTGATATCCAATGGATCAAAATTGAATTACAAAAATAAAAAGCGGCATAGCCAAAGCTATGCCTAATCTGCCAATATGGCATGAATATTATATCCACAATTAATTTTATTTCAAATTTTTCATAAGAAAATGTATCCATTCACTTTAAAACTATCAACTAATAAAAAATCCAGATGAACTAATCCATGTAAATGAATTATTATTCATCATACGGCTTGATGAACATTTCAATCTAATATGAAATATCTATCAGAATCTAAAGCTCAGGCTTCTGTTCATTTTGTTATAGGAGAAAATTGAGAAGTCTGAAAGATATGAGATCCTAAAGATATTTTATGGCATGCATGAAATTGAAGCCGATGAAATATAGGAAATGTTAATACTCAATTCCTATGAATAGAAGTAGTTTGATATTGAGAATATAACCTTAATCAATTTATCAGATTAACTGATTTAGTAGAATATCTTATGGGTAATTTCAATATTCCTAACGATATGATTCTTAGACATTCTGATGTAACTCAAGAATCAAAATTTACTAAAGAAAAACTCCTTCGAGATTGAAGGAGAAAGGTAAAGAAATTTGATATATGATTAAGTTTTTTTAGAGATAATGATTGATTTAAGATTCGGAGAAATAAGTTAATACCCAGAAAAGAAAGCAGATTTAGTTATTAATTAATCTTTATTAACCAAATAAACAATACAAAGAACCGCAATTATCAATATTATAATTCATTGAATCCATTGTCACAAACATAACGAAAAAAGACCATACATTATTACAATAAAACCAATAATCCCTATTCGTGATTCTTTCACGTTGCTGTTTTTTCTTATATTTTTTTTGCTCATGTATAATATAATAAATTTAAAAGGATAAAAATAAATTAATCAGCATAATGTAAAAACCTTAACTCCCCTGATTTATCTAATTCAACTTTTGTATCATATTCTGCATTTAATCTTTCTATCTCTTTTTTTCATTCTTCAGTAAGTTCTAAACTTGCTAGATATCTTTGAGTAACTTTGTTATTCCAGAGAACTAATCAATAAACTATTAAAGGTAATATGAAAATAAATCATAAAGCTATTCGTTCTTTTTTGTTCTGTGGTTTTAGATCCATTTTTAAAAGAAATTATAAATCTGATTTATTAATATTATTTTTTATGATAATTACAATTCTTGTTTATATGGAGAAATAGTATCGTTAAATAAATATTTCTCAGGTAAAGAAATAAATAATTCTAATCCTCCTTTTTGAGTAAATTGATGATCTACTCATGGTAAAGTAAATAATTGAAAATCATCTCAAATTTCTGTTTGTATTCGGCAAAATTTATCTAATTTTTCGTTATATATCGAATAATCATCATACTCTCATTGTATGAATATTATAGGGCAAGCTAAATACATCATTCAATGACAAATATCATCAAAATTTTCTTGTAAATAAGGATTTATTATAAGTAATTTTTTAAAGAGATGAGAATAACTATTAATTCCATTCATACATCTACACATAAAATAACCTCAAGCCGAAAAACCCATACCGTAAAATTTATAATCTTTATATCATAATTTTTCCATTTTATCTATTATAAATTTCATAGCTGAATCGAAATATAATTCTGGATCATCCCAAGAGATTCAAGGATTTTCTACTACAAAAACATTAACTCAATGATTTTTTACCAAATTACTGGCTATCGTAACATATTTATCTTTATAGCCATGAGTAGTTCATCATTTTCATACGATAATAATTACAGCTTCATTTAAATTTCACTTATAAAAATCAACAGCTATTTCATAATTTAATGGAGAATTCTCAGGAATAACAATATCTCATTTATCTGTTGGTAACTCAAAACTTAATTCTTCTGGCATGTTTTATTGAAAATAATTAAAGTCATTCTTTATATAATTTTTCTCAAAAATCTTTTATCTTTTCCTTTTCAACTAACCTATTTATCCATTCTTTAGGAATAGCGTCATATCAATAATAAGCTCATGCTAAGTATCAATAAATACATCAAGTAGTATCAGCATCTCCTCAAAGATTTACTACTTTCATTAATCAATCTTCAAAAGATTCAGACATTCTAAATCCCCATAAAGCAGTTTCTAAAGTATCTACAACGTATCCACTAGGATTAATCTGATATCTATCTTTCATTTTATAACTTCATTCTATTATAGGCTTTAGTATATCAGCTAATTCATGAGTTTTCCGATAATCTTTTACTGGAGAATAATATGGAGATAGAAGTTCTTTTTTAGAAGCTCAATTCATGGCTCAGATTATCAATCAAGTGTAGTACATACAAGAACCTATACAAAGATCCGTATGATGAGTTGCTTTACTACTTTCTCATGCATAAAATAAAGCTTTTTCTGGATCTGAATAATAATAAAGAGGAATTGGTCATATCTTCATTAATGATCCGTTTCAATCCATATGTTCTCATGATAAATCTGTTTCTCGAGGTTTATCTGTAAAAGCATCATTCTTATACATTTCGTAATAATACATCATCTTAGAAATCTGAATTCCTTCTCATTCAGGAAAATCTCTTAATCCCATATATCAAGTTTTATGCCATCTAAGATAATTTTCTAATTGATCTTCAATATCAAAACCTTTACATCTAAGTAAAGAATCTGCCAATAATAAAGCCATAGCAGTATCGTCAGTTCGTTCTCCTGGATTTAATCAATTTCATCCTCTATAATTATCTACTCGTTCAAATTCATCGATTCATAAAAATTCTACAGGTGCTCAAAGAGCATCCCCTACTGCCCCTCAAAACATAACTCATAAAAATTTATCCTTATTCTTCTCTAAAGTCATTCTTTATATAATCAATCAGCTAAATTTTTAATTAATCATTTATTAGTAACATTATCTTTTCGTTTAGAAGGAATTTTATCATAACCATAATAAGCTCAGGCCAAATATCAATAGATACATGCATTAGTATCTGCGTCATTTCAAAGATTAACTATATTTATCATTCATTCTTCAAATGAATCAAATTTAAAGAATCATCGTAAAGCTATTTCTAAAGAATCTATTACATATCAATAATGTCATGTGGATCATAATTCTGATTCATCTTTATAATTATAAGATCCTTTTACAATTGGTAATAAAGTTTCATGAATAGAATGAGATTCCCAGAAATTTTTTACAGGAGAATAATCAGGTTTAGATAAAATTTCTTTAGATTCTCATTGTAATGCTCAAATAACTAATCATACGAAATATTCAGCTGAACTTATACAAATATCTGTATTATGCATAGCTTTACAACATTCTTTGGCATAAAATAACGCTTTTTCAGGATCTGAATAATAAAACAGCGGTATTGGTCAAATTTTCATTAAGCATCAATTTCAATCCTTCTTTTTTCATGATAAATCTTCTTCTCGAGGCTTCTCTTTAATTATTCATTCTTTATATTGTTTGTATTTATATAATCTATCAGCTGTCTGTAATCACACTCCAAAAGCTCTATCTTGACTGCTCATATATCAATCTTTAAACCACATTAGATATTTATCCAATTGATCCTCTATATTGAATCATTTACAATCTAATAAACTTTGTGCTAAACATAGAGCTTGAGCTGTATCATCTGTATAATCTCAAGGTTTACTTCTAAACTTTCATCTTCATTGAAAATCTTCTACATGATTAAATGTTCATGGTTTCAAAAATTCAGTTACAGATCATAAGGCATCTCAAACTGCTCATCCAAACATAACTCATAAAAACTTATCATAACTTTTATCAAAGAATTCAACCATTTATATTTTTTAAGATAAAATACTAAATTTCACTATAAAGATTTTTTCAAAAATACAATTAAAAAACTAGAAAAAATGATAACTAAAAGTTATATGAAAATGATTCGAAATCTCTTGATTTATATGTTTTTTTTGAGAAACAAAAAATGAGAACTGGTAAATCCTCATATTTATTATAAAATTGCGTTGCGAATGATAATCACGAATCTGGATTTTACAATAGAAAATTTTAATATTATGCCAACTAATAGTTATCGAAATTTTAATATAAAACTCTTGCAAAATAAAAAAAATGATTGTAATATAAGTAATAAATTTTATATCTAGTTATTAATAATGGTTGATTCTAAAGATCTTATTATGTGATATTGGGTTTATAGAAACGTATTACATAATGAAAAAAATGATCCTGAAAGTGATAATTATGAAGAAGATAATAACGATGATTATGAAGATAGAGAAAGACAAGAAGAAATAGAAGATATTATGGATGAATATTGAGTAGATGAAGATGAAGCAGAAGAAATTTTAGATAATTCATAATTCTATTTATGAAAAATTACATTACTACTCAGGAAATAATAGATATCTATAAAATTTCACAGACAATTGTGGATACGATTTTGAAGAAATATAAAATCGATACCTTTAAAGGTAAGAAATGATTATTGATTAATTTTAAAGATTTCCATAAAGCTTATACCTCAGCTTATAATCCATCTTTATTTTCGGTTTTAGATAAAAAAGCTACTAAAGAAACTCCTAGAAAACCAGAAGAAGTAGAAGAATTATTAAAATTTGGGGATACTGATTGATTATTTACTAAAAGTTTCTCTAGATCATACAAGAAATCTGAAAATAAACCTACGATAAAGAATGGAAATTTATTTATTTGATAAGAATCTCTTGACTTTGAAATATCTTAAAAATATAATATAGGCAGATAATTAAGTGGACGGATTTATAACCTACTTGCAAACCACTATAAAAAAATGCTAAAGGGACGTTCGGAATTATTGATTTATTCACCGTCAATTTCATTATTTTATAGGCAAGAACTATAATATCTAGTACATTTGGTTATCTAAATACAAATTTGGCCAAATGTATTTTTCGTTTAGAGTAAATAACTCTTTACTTGTTTATCTAGTATTTAAAAATCAAATGATAAAGGGAAAAACACCAATTAAAATCGTAAAAAATCAGAAAATTTATAATTTAATTAATAGAGATTTACATGAAGTTATAGATAAGAAAAAGGACGATAAAAAAATAAATGAAGTTCTAAAACGTTACGATTTACCCTCTATAGAAGAAATTAGAGATAATAATCTATACCTTATAATAACTAGCTATAACTGAAGTGAAATAGATCTTCATAGTCAAGAACTTCATCCTTCAGTATGAAATTTTATATTAGAATTAAGAAAATGGAAGAGAATAAAATAACCCAAACAGATAAAGATTTACGATATCTTTGTTTGAAGCAAAAATGGGATTCTGAAGATGTAACTGAATTCTGAAGATTACGAAAAGAGAAATACTGACCTGATTGGTCAAAAGATTCAGCATGAATATTTTATGAGATTCGAAAACAGCATACTAGATCTAAATCAGAATTAGTACGATCATGGAAGGAATGTAATGTTAAATTCCATAACGCATGATTTGAATCTCTTCATCATGATTGATGATTCTTTGAATGATTCAAGATCCCTTTTACTTTATATCATCAGGACATAATAGACTGTGATATCGTAACTATCGTAGGAGTACGATGAAGATTTAAAAGAAGAAAAAATGTCTATTATATTTGTTCATGAGAACATCAGGGAATGCGGTTATTAGCAAAAGAAGCCCCTGAGCCTTTTAGTAAATTAAAATTTGAGGATAGAGGTTTAATAGATTTCGTAGAAAAAGACTGAAATTTTATTGACTGTAGTTGAGATCGAAAAGCTTATCAAATTTATAGAGATGAAGATTAATCACTATTGAAAAAAATCAGAATAATAATATAAAAATTTTAGTTTATTAACTAACAATAAACATGGATACTTCAATAACTATGTTATGAAATAATAAAGTTCTTATTTCATATAGAAGGATTGTTGCGTGAGCTTATAATACCTGAGAAGTATGGAAGAAAGCAACTTATGAATACAAAAAAGAATGAAGTAAAATTTTTGTAAGATGTTTTGAAATGGAAGAGTTTAAGGATTTAGATTGGGATGAAATACCTGAAGATACATGGACAGAAAAATTTGATTATAAAGCTATTATTGATTGAAACGTAAATAAAGATGTAATAAAAGAGTATCATTTAGAATATAAAGAAAAAGAATATAAATCTGCATGTGAACGGCACGAACTGGATGATCAAGCTTTTTATGGATTCCGAGTAGAAGAGGAAAAGATTGATAAATTAAAGCATTTAATTCTAAAAAAATAATATTATGCCTACATTCGAACGAACTGAAAACCTAGTTAAAGAAAGGATTACCTGATTCAGAAAATGAACCAATGATATTCCTAATTACACCCATTCTCTAAATGTTAGAGATTTATTAAGATCTTATGGATTCGATGAAACGGTTCAGATGGCATGATTACTTCATGATATTATTGAAGATTGAGATACTACTCTACAGGAATTAACTGAAATGGGATATCCACAAGAAGTTTTAACGTTAGTTGATTTAGCAACTCATGATGTTAGTTTAGAAAATCCTTCAGATGAAAATAAATTCCAAAGACGAAAAAATATGATGAAAAGATTAGAAGAAGCTAACAACAAGAATGCTCGAGCTGTTAAACTAGCTGATATTACTGATAACGTTAATCAATGTCATTTGATGCCTAATTTTGAGAAGAAAAAAAGATTCTTATATGAAAAATGTCCTTATTTCGTTAAACAAGGAAACAAACGATTTGGAGGATCGGCTTTCTATCAGGAATTCTTAGATAGATATCTAAAACAGATGTTTACGTTACTAGAATGGAACAGAGATAATATATTCTTTGATAATCGTGATGATAATGAGATGATATACTGGGAGGATGATGGAATCTATTATAAATTTCCTAATAGAATAACTGAAGAAAATAAGCATGAAGCTGAATGTTTTGATTTATATAATAATAAGTTTCTTGATTTTTCTCGAGAAACTTGTAGATCTTTTTGACATGATATTTCTGAAGAAAGCTATAATAATGCAAAAAATAAGTTACTTGAAAATTTAAAGAAGAACTCTTAATTTTATCTCTTAAAATATAATAATCATGGTATTAATTTATAAAAGAGATGATCCAGAATTTGCTAATGATACTAGCATAGATTTTTTAAAGAACGGAGATATCCGTGTTGATTGAGCTGAATATTGAACATTAGTTAGAGAGCAATTTTCTCATGATGACGAATTAGCTTTCTCTATCCGTAAGGAAGATTTCCAAAAATTAATTGATGCTATTAAAGAGAAAAAGCCTGATATAAAACTTAATGAGACGAAATGTATATTATTGTTAGATTGAGCATGGGATAGATTATCTAAAAAACAGCAAGAACTATTTACTTATTTAGAGGCTGGATTTGCTGAAGAATTATGATACCGCCATATTTATGATTTATGTAAAGAAGCTTGAGTAGAAACTAATGATTTTCAAGCATATTTATAATTTATTTTTTTAACTTATTAATTATGGCTACTTATTCTTTTTCTCAGATTGGACTTTATAATCAATGTCCTAAAAAATATCAGTTTAAATATGTTGATAAAGTAGAAGTAGAATGATGATCTTCTCCTGATCTTATTTTATGAAGTTCGGTTCACTGAGCTTTGGAACGATTATATAAACAAATAAATATTTTTATTACTCCTACTAAAGAAGAAACTGTAGCCAAATTTCACGAACTTCGAGATGAATGAATTAAAGAAGCATGAGAAGAAATGATCTATAAATGAGATCAAACAGATGCTGATTATATAAGAAGATGAGAACATTATATAGAGGATTATTATGATAAGAATTCTAAAAATTTCGATAAAATAAAAGTTATCTGAACTGAGCTTCAATTAACTTTTAAACTCCAAGAGGAATGAGAAGCTGAATGAAGATCTTTCAGATGATTTGTAGATAGATTAGACAAAGAATGAGAAGATACTTTTGTTATTAACGATTATAAAACTAATAAATACTTACCTCCTGAACAGAAAGAAGATTATAGAGAACAGCTTACTCTTTATGCTCTTTGAGTTAAAGAAAAGTATGGTAAATATCTAAAGCATATTAAAGCTAAACTTCATTATCTTCACTTCGATATTCCTGATGAATGGGAAGTAACAGATGAGTTAATTCAACCAGTTAAGGAGAAATATGAAAAAACTATAGATGAAATTGAAAAGAAAAAAGAACAGTATGAGCATAATCCCAATGATAAAAATATATTTCCTACTAATTGAAATAATTTCTGCTGATACTGTGAATATAATAATTTTTGTCCATTATTTCTTCATTTTTGAGTTGAGGATGAGGTTATTAGTTGATGAGCTTTATGAGAAACTACGGTAAAAAGATTAGTAGATGAATATGCAGATCTATCTAAGAAAATATCACAAGAAACCAAAGAAAAAGATAGTATTAAAGAAGTGCTGATTGAATATGCAGATGCTAAATGATATGAACAATTATTCTGAAACGAAAATAATATGAAAATCTCCAAATCTGGTAATTATTCTATGAAAGATAAACCAGCTTTGAAAAAATATCTAATTGAAAAATGAGTGTTCAATGAAGTATGAGATATTTCATGGAGTAGCGTTGCTAAAATGGTTGAAGATTGAACTATTGATGAAGCAACTGCTAACGAATTGTTAGAATATAAAGATTCTCGAAGAGTTAGTGTAAGTAAAAAGAAAGAAGATAAAAAAGAAGAGGAATAATTTTTCATTGAAAATTTAATTAATAATACCATACTGGTATTTATATTTATCTTTTCTATTATACAAAAATGCAAAGATATTATGCTGTTTGATGTTTTGTTAGTGATTCTGATGAAAGGCAAAGATTTCTCGACGAAAATTTTTTAGCAATTTGATGGGATAAAATTTGAGATTTAACTAAGTATAATTCAATAGAAGAAATAGAAACTGCATTAAAAGATAAATATCCTAAAGAAAAAAGTGCATGAAAATATGCTATTAAAAATTTTATAAATTTGAAATCATGAGATAGAATTTGTTTAAAAAAGAAAAGTTTAAAAAAGAACGATACATCGACTACATTATATGCAGTTTGAGAATTAAAGAAGTGATTCCCTGAATGATATACTTATGAAGAATGATATGGACATAGATTAGATATAAATTGGAAGGTTCTTTCTCCAGAATTAAAATTAGATTGAGTTGTTTATGGATCAACTCTTCAAAAAATAAATCAAGATGATATCCAAAAAGAAATTGATGATATGTTATGAGAATGAATTTATGAAGTATTCAATAAATATTGTAAAGAGTATTCAGGTAAATATATAAAAACTGAAGATTATAAAAAGGCTTCTGAATCTAGAAAAGCTTTTTTATCTGATTATCCATTAAATGATTTTTCTGAGATTGAATTAGAAGATTATGTAATTGGATCTGGATCTAAAGATACTCTATGTTATTGATTTGAATTCTGAAAATATAGGTTTCTATGACCATGGATTTGAGGAGGAAGCTCTTGAAAATATTGAATATATTATTCAAAAGAAAAGAACACTTATGTCGATAGACATTGACATGAAATAAAGGATTATCAAAAGGCTCGAGAATCACTAAAAAAGATTATAATAAAATTAGTTGATGATGTTAAAAATGCAAAAACATATAATGATTTTGATGATTGAGTTGAAGAATTAAAAAGTATGCAATTACCATTAACAAAATTACTTAATGCTTATTGTCCAGAAAAAATTATTTGAGTTGCCGCATGATCATTTATTAGAAAATTAGCTAATGTTTTTCATATTCATTATGATAAAACTATATCATCTATCCAATTAAATTTCTTATTAACGGATTGTATTCTAAGTAATTTACCAAGTTTAAAATTAACTGATCCTGATGTTTTATCTCATATGGTGCGATCTTTCCCAGATTGGCTTGAATCTCAATGAAAAGATGAGCCAGTAAAACATGAAGAAAAAAATAGTTATATATACGATAATAGTTATTCAAAATATGATTTCCTTAATGAGATTTTCATGAGTGAATCTCAATATGATGAAATAGCCGATACTCTTATTAGAAAAAAGAATATTATCTTAATGGGGGCACCTTGAGTATGAAAAACTTTCTGTGCTAAGAAATTAATGTATAGTATAATGGGAGAACGTGCTAGTGATAGAATAGTATCTGTTCAATTTCATCAATCTTATTCTTATGAAGATTTCATCCAGTGATATAGGCCTAATGAAAAATGAAACTTTGAATTAAAAGATTGAGTGTTCTATAATTTAGTTGAAGAAGCTAGAAGGAACTATGAAGAATCTTTACAAAAATGAGTAGAACCTAAAAGATATTGTATAATAATTGATGAAATCAATAGATGAAATCTATCAAAAGTTTTCTGAGAATTAATGATGTTAATAGAATCAGACAAAAGAAGAAAAGAATGGAGTATAAAATTAACTTATTCAGATAAAGATTTCTATATACCTGAGAACTTCTATATAATTTGAACTATGAATACAGCTGATAGATCTTTAACTATGGTTGATTATGCTCTTAGAAGAAGATTTGCATTTATTGAATTAGAGCCAGCTTTCTCAAATAATGAATCAGCTAAAAAATTAAAAGATTGGTTAATTAACCATGATTTAATTGATTCTGATTTTATCGATACTTTAATAGAGAAATATGCTAAATTAAATAGATTTATAGAATCTAATCTATGAAAAGGATTCCGTATATGACATAGTTATTTTATTGGACAGAATTTAAGTGATAATCCTTCTGAAACATATTCTGATATTTTGAATTATGAGATTAAACCTCTATTAGAAGAATATTATTATGACGATCAAGATAAAGTTAAGGAAGCTTTATGAATAATAGAAAATATTTAATTCATGGATAGTAATCAAAGAAAAGTTCCTATAAAAAACGTATTATATATGTTTAGCTATATCTGGGATAAAGCAGAATTTTTTGATTATAAGAAACTATCTAATGATGATGATTTTGATTCAGTTAATATCTTTGCTGAATTATTTTTAATAAATATTGATTCCTACATAAAAAGAGGAATTTATAGAGAATATAAAGAACATACAGAAGAACTAAAATGAATAAAATGAAAAGTAGATTTTAAAGAATCTTTGAATAATCTTTCATTTAAAAATGCTAAAGCTTATTGTACATATGATGAATTAGAAACTAACAACTTAATAAATCAAATAATTAAAACTACTGCTCATAGACTATATAAAACTTCTGGATTAAAAGAAGAATATAAGAAGAAACTGAATAATACTCTGCTCTATTTTAATCAAGTAGATTTAATTCAGATTCAGAATTCAGATTTTGATAAAATAATATTCAATAAGAATAATATGTATACTTTTTATTTTATTATGATCTGTAAATTAATTCATCAGTCTATGATGTTATCAGAAAGTTTATGAGAATATAAGTTTATTGATATCCTAGATGATGACGAAAGAATGTGCAATATTTTTGAATTATTCGTCTATAAATTTTATCGTAAACATTTGAAAGCTAAAGTATTATATCAAAAACAATTAGAATGGGATCTTCAAGGAGATAACAAAAACTATTTGCCAACTATGAACTTAGATATTTATATTGAAACTAAGGATGAAGCTATAGTTATAGATACCAAATATTATAAAGATGTTTTAGGAGATAATATGGGAAGTAAATCATTTAAATCAAATAATATGTATCAAGTTTATACTTATATGAATCATATAAAGACGGATAAAAATGTTAGATGAATACTACTCTATCCTTATAATTGAGAAGAAATTAATGAAAAGTATGATACAAAATTAGTTTCATGAAAAGATGCTAAATTTGAATTTAGAACTATAGATCTCAGTAAAAATCGAAGGGAAATCGAGTGAGATTTATTAGAGATAATTTAGCAATAAAATTTTGTTCTATATAATTTGTGTTTTGAAATAAAATCAGTAACATTTATTTGGTTGTTTTATTTTAAACATTTTTTAATGGTTGGGACAAAATTGAGAACATATAGAAGAAGAAGTGTTACTAGAACGAGTTGATTTCATGTATGTGAAGAAACAACTTGATGAGAATGTATTGTTTTACATTCTCAAAGACTAAAATGGTGACATGATTCATGTGATTTATTTTTTCAAAATTATGATATTTCATTAAAGAAAATATTTAATAAAAATTTATGAATTATTGCATTCTGATGATACATTTTTCCTAGATGAGAAATGACTATCAAATGTAAAATTAGATATGAATACAAAGGTCAAGTAGTTAATGAAATAACCATGGATGAAAAAAAATTGGAGCCGAACAATCGAAATAGTGTATGATTTCATAAAGAAATTGAAATCATAGATGATGATCTAAATATTAGCGAGGTAAGAGCCAAATTAGCTATAAAATCTGATAAACCTATTGATGCAGACTTTATATCGTTTGATTTAGATGCTATTGGGTATGAAGAATATAATTCCCTAGAAAGATATGAAATGTTTAATCAGAAAATCAATATGCAAATACCTCATATCTATTATCTTAATACTCAATTTCCTATAGAAAAATACTTAGTAAATCATATAGAGTTTGAAGAATGACAGCTTGTAGTTTTAAAAAGTTGTAATAGGTGCTGAAGATACTTACCAATAAATATTAAAAATGAACCATTTACTCTTGCTTTCTCCTTACATTGTAAAAAGAAAGCTCCATGTAAACACTCTAAATTTGGTAGTTATGTAATCCAAAACGAAGTTGATTTTGAAGAATTGTCTAAATTTTGAATAAATGTTAATATTAGAGAAAATAAAGTCATTTCCTATTGTTGACATCAGTTGGAGTGTAAGCCATGTAAAAAATTCTTTGTTAATGCTCCATTAAATCCTCAAAGAAATGCTCAACAATTTAAAGAAGACTGATTGAGACGTAGGGCTATTGAAGTCCTAGTTGATGATTTATTAGAAAAAAACTTAGTTCATTTCGAATTTAAAGATAAAACCAACCAAGAGTTTACTGAATATATACGAAATAAATTTTGAGGTAAATGTTTTAAGTGTAAAAAAAGCATATGAATAAATGAAATGAATTTAGATCATACTATGCCACTAGCTTATCTATATAGGTTAGATGAGACAGCAACATGTTTATGTGCTGAAGATAATTCAAGGAAAAGTGATCATTTCCCTGTAGATTTTTATACAGAAGATGAATTAAAAGAATTAAGTAAAATAACATGATTATCATTAGATGTATTACATAGTAAATGAGTAAATCAAGAAGTCCTTAAATTATTAAAAGAAAATGTTGTTTGGTTTTATGATGAATTTTTGATGGATAAAGATTATCAAAAAATAAGAGATTGAATACTAACTGCAGATAAAATTAATGATTCATTAAAAAGAGTTATTTGAGATAACTCGTTAATTGAAGAATATATAAAAATTAAATGAAAATATCCAGAATCGGTTACTAAGAACTAACTATTTTTTCATAAGAAATAGATATTGATGTTCTGTAACTCATCACTTATCTCTAATTCCATGTTTTTCTATTTCTTGCACTGATTCAGTTCAAGAATATACAACATCAAAATAATCTAAACAATACTTTGATAATTCCTCAGCCATATCGTATTTATTTGTTTTTCATAGATGTAATATAACCTTTCAATTTTCTTTTAATACACGATTACACATAAAGAAAAAATCTTTATAAATGCTGAAATCTTTTTTTTGTTTTGAATCTAAGAATTTTTGATCAGCTTTTTTAAAATCTTCTGGAGTCCATCAACATAATCGTAATCTCATTCGATTTTGCATATAAAATTTAATAGATCATGCAAAAGGTGGTGAAGATATTATAAAATCAACAGAATTATCTATTCAGCTAATATCATTAAAATCTCAATAAATAGCTTTTCAATGTACATAATTTGTAAATTCTCATTTATTATACGTTATATTTATTTTATCTTTAATATGTTCTACAACGTTTTTATATTCAAATTCTCCTTTTGGAGCATATGGTGTAAGCGGATGAGAACATCTCGATAAAGCATAGGGCCTATTTCAATGTAAAATATGTAAAAATGAAGAATAAACTACCGCATCTTCAGGAGTTATTATGAGTTTTTTTAGAAAGTAATCTCTTAAAGTAATAATCTCTTTAAAAGTATCAGGATGAAAATAAGATTCCAACTTTCAATTAAATCAAAAATCTTTGTTTTCGTTTATCAAATCTTCTATACGTTTTGTGTCTTTGTTTTTTGATATGTATTTTTCTATATCTCATATGATTCTATTAACATCTTCTATATTTGCCTTTTCTAATTTTGCTTTACTAATTACATATGCCATTTCACTTAAATCATTTCCTATTCATATTCTTCACTGTAAACATGCTTCAAAAGGAATTGTTCATACTCAGCAAAGAGGATCTAATACAGTATCTCATTTATTTGTAAAATATTTAATTAGAAAATAAGCAATAGCTGGTTTAAGTTTCCCATGATATGAACAAAGTGAATGCCATGGATGTCCCCAATTTCTGCTAGAGTATGGTTCTATTTTATAAGGCATTGAATCCATAAAATCCTTAGCTTTCTTTAGAAATTCCTGTTTATCATTTTGAGTCATTATTAAATGATATTCTGATTAAAATATTACTTTTTAATTTTAAATCTCAAAACTCTTTGTGATAATATCATATTATTCTTAGAACGTCTTTCTCTTAAAATAGATTCATCATATTTAATAAATCAGTTATTGTTGCAAATTTTTTCTAATAAATCATGAGTAGGTATATGAACTCATGCAAATTGAGAATCTCAAATATCCATTATAAAAGTTCAGTTATCCTTGAGTAATTTTGAAAGTTTACGAATCACTTGATTCATATCATTAAAATATCAGATTATCATTTTAGTTATTCTTTCATCATAAACAACTGGAGATAAACGATCTATAAAAGGAATAATAAAGTCGAGTGGCTCATCTGATTTCTTTCTCTTTGAAACATTATTTATTCAGGCAACAATTCATTTAGAGTGGAATAAAGGTAATTCAGATTCATTATTTACGAAATCATTCATTTTTAACTCTAATTTCGTATTTCTTATATAATTTGTTCCATTTAAATATGGGGGAGATGTTATAATGCAATCAACAAGATTTTCCTCGTTTATAAGTCTTGCATCATCACTCAATTCTATAGCTTTCTTTGTAACACTCTTACCGTCATTATTAATATCTGTAATTATTAGAGAAAGTTTTTTTAGAAATTCATCTTTTACATCTAATTTAGATTTTTTTTCTAATTCTTTCTCTGTAGCATATCTTAAATCTCAACGTCTAACCATCTTAGAAACTGGAACTAATATTGATGAAAGAGCAAGCATCAAAATAGCCCTAACATCGTTATTTTCAACTTTACTAATTTCTTTTTTTATCTCTAATAAAAAATATAGAACTTTAGTATCATAAAATTTTTCAAATCATCAATATTCAATATTTCTTCAATTAAATTTAAAGTTCTTTCAATTAATCTCAGAATAAAAACTTTCTAATAATTTAGTTCAATTTCAAGAATCAATTAAATTTTTTACTGAATTTATTTTAGTATTTATTACTCATAACATAAATGGATTAGATTCACTATAATACGATTGAATTCAGTGTTGTACTCATACAAGAGGTGTTGTTCCAGTTCATCAGAATGGATCGTACAAAGAAGATATTTCAATTCAATTGTTTTGTATTTTTTCTAATTCATCTACAACTAAACAGGAAGAATATCATTCAATATAAGAATATCGACTATGAATAGCCTCTTTTCTATTTAATGCAAATGTTCAAGCCTTTCAAGGAATTGAATCTCACATATTAAAAAACAATTATAAATTACGGTTTTAATATAATTAGTATCATATGAAAATCATAAATTATTTCCAATGTTTTTGAGATTTTTATTGAAAATAAACTAAAAAAAGAGCTCCCCTAAAGGAGTTCTTTTTAGCCACACAAAATTTCCATTATGGACTTTTTGCTACTCTTTGTTATCTATTTTAAATATTATTGCAATAAAAGATACATCTTCATCATATAACTCTTTTGGATCTCTAAAGATTCAATCTACAAATAATCTGACACCAAAATATTTCCTACTAAATCTTTCATAGATTTCTCTTGCTTCTTCTTTTGAATCTGTTTCTTTTACTCGATGCTTTAAAGCCTCTTTATAGTATGATTTTCCTGTAATTCTATATTTTTTCATGATAATAGATTTATAATAAATAAATATTTTTAAGGATTCCATGCATTAAATATTGCTAATTCCTCTATTAGTTTATCTGTTTCTTCCATTAACTTTCACACATCGTCTACATCTCAGCTTTCTAATCTTTCTTCATTCTCTTTGATCTTTCTTTCATATTCATCTCTAAATACCTTAGCTTCTTCCGAAGTTAGAGTTATTTGAATATAGATAGGTTTTCTTCTCCTTCCCATTTTGTTATTAGATTAAGGGATAAAATAATAATTAACTATTAGAGTTAGTTGCTTTTATTATTTCATCTGCTGAAGCTATAGAATCAGTAATTCCTATTCACATGAATCATAAAGCCCTTCAAATAGAACTACTTTCTGCATTCTCTAAAGCTGAAGTTTTATTTATAAATCCTTCTCATCGTTTAGCTTGAGAATAAGCTGTAAAATATCTATTAGGTTTATCACAATCAGGAGTAACCGTAGCTTTGAAGATTTCTATGTTAGGTTCTTCTGTCATTATCCTTTGAGTAACTATAGATCCGTTAGGATAATTATCGTTAAAGTAAGCTATTCTATCTTTTACTAGAACGTAGCTTTTTCATTTAATATCGATCGTTGGTAATTTTATAGTAGACATGGTTATAATTACATAAATAATAAAATAAGTTGTACTATTGAATTTTTAATGACTAATATTCGTAGTAAGAAATAATACTATCTAGCCATTCAGGATCTTTAGCAAGTTTTTCTTTCAAATATTCTTCGATACAAATACTTTTATCTCTATCATCAAAACTTCTATATTCCTGCATATTATGTAATCCGAATCTTATGAGGAATACTTTAAATGTAGAAGTATCTTCTATGGCTCTCTGTACATCATCAGAGATATGTCTGTCTAATCTTGATAGGTACATGGTTATTTTTTATTAGAAGTTAAAGAAGCATTTCATTTATAAGGTTTCATTTTTTCTGTAATTTCCTGAAAGAATTCAGGAGTCTTTTTCTTACTAATTTCGATTCAGTAACCGAATTTATCTCTAGTAGCTATTTGAGAGAAATAAGGGATAGCAACGTTTAATATCTCATCTTCATTATCTCATTCTCATACAAAGTATCTGTTTATGATATGATATTTAACGTCATTAAATTGATATTCGTCAATCAAATGTTCTTTAATAAAAGCTTCTTTATTGCTTTTCATTAATCCTTTAATTCTCCCCTCTTCATATTTTGAATTTATTTGTTTAAGTGGATCTAAGAATTTCTCCTTAAAACGTTTATGAAGATCAGTTTTTTCTTTTATTTGAAAGAACTTCATAACAAGTCTACAGTGCCTTCAATCTGTTTTGGCTAAAGCATCTACTTCTGTAAATTCCTTATCCATCAAACTTTCTATATAGGCTGTAGCTTCTGCCTCAATTTCAGGAGTTAACTCTATCCCTTTGAAAGTCGCATTTTCCATTTGTAATAGAGTTAAGGTATAAAGTTTTTTTCATGGTAATTTTTCTAGTAAAGATCATCTAAGTTAGGTTTGATTCAATTATTCCCAGTAAAATAATCATCGTCATACCTTCAATCATTAAGCCGTCATTGAGCAAATTTAATGTACTTATCCTCTACTCTTTTGAGCTTAATTTCTGTAGCGTATTCTCAAGCCTTAGTAATCAAAACTTTTGGATCGTTACCTCATTTGATTGCGTTCTCCCACGCCTCCCGAGCTTTCTGTTTTCCTTTTTTCTTAGGATAGGCTTTTCGAAAACTCTCAAAATCTTCTGAATACGCTATTTTTTTATGAACTTTTTTATTTTTATTTAAATCTTCCTCCTCTTCTTTTTTTTGATTTAGTTTTTTTTCTTTTACATTTTCATTTTCATTAACATTTCCATTAGCATTTACATTTACATTATCATTTACATTTACATTAGGTTGTTTTAGTTGTTTTGATAAATCAACCGTCGGTTGTTTTGATTGTTTTTCTCAATTTATAACTCCATTTCGATTTTTTCTTGCGTTTTGATTTCATATGGGTGCTCATCATCTTTGACTAATTACAAATCTTTTGTTATTAGCATCGATTTGAGGCTTAATCAAACGGAAGAATCAATAAGCAAGAGGATCTTTAGATTTATCAGGTTCAACGCCATAGGCTCAATAGTTCACTATCGATCGAAATGCATTGAGCTGACTTTCAGGAGGAAGAGCTTCAAGTCATTCGTTAAATGACTTATACCGAATGAATGATTCCCTTTCCATTTTCCTTAGGGATTAAATAATAAAGATAGTAACTTTTTTCTCTTTCTACTAGGTAACCAATAAATGACTAAAGCAGGAAAAAAGATTCAATGAAATCCGACTGGAGTGACCGTTACGATAACGATCCAGATTAGACTGATCCGTTTTCATGCTCTTGTCATTTTGGTACTAGCAAAAAGAGATAAAGCTTCATCTCCATTCTAGATGTTAGATAGCTTAAGCCTTATCTCTTTATCATAGAGTCGACAAACGTCTTTGAAATAAGCTGAATCTATCTATATGAAGATGCTATAACGAATGATCGGATGGGTAAAATCATTCCGTATACAGCACCTTGATCTAGAAAGATTCATAATCACTGTATACCCACCCTTTTTTCTTCATCAGCTTTTTCTTAGAAATTTTTGTGGATGAAAGACGGCCTTTGAACTAGGATTACCCTACTTCGCACATTGTCTATTCTACTTCGCAAAACATAAAATTTTACGATTAAGAAAAAGCCCATGATTTTTATATCATGGACTTTTAAACACGTGGTTATATCCTGAATTTCTGATATCCTATAGTCACAGTTGTGCAAAGTAAACCGACTTTTTTTGAATTTCGTTCAGTGTACCTTGTGCAAAGTAAACCTAGAATTTGTAATGCGTCGAATGACGCTTAGAGATTAAGAAATTCTAACATATTTAAATCTCACGAACACAATTATTATAAAAAATAACATCCTAGATGCAACACATTTTGTAAAAAATCTTTTTGAGTGTTATTAGCTGATATCTGGTGTTTCTCCATTTTAAAAGATCAGATAAGTACTCTATATATTTCATATAATTCGAGAAATATCAGTTCTTAATTGGTGTTTATATCAAGATGAAAATAAGCGATGTTTTTTGTTTAAGGTGGATAATTGTTCCACTTAACATCAAAAACGTGTCTTAAAATTTTGTGTTTTTTCGTTAAATAACAGATTTTTCTTCATTTTTTATTCTCCTGTGATTTCATTTCATTCAGATTTTTTTTCTTCCTTTTCTGAAAAATTTTCTATACGATTCATGATATCTTTTTATTTTATTTGAATTTTATATCTTATATTTACATTAGAAAAATTTTTCCATAAAAATGGGGGAGTTTACTTTATTAAAAAAATGATTTAATAGGTTTTTCACTATCGAAAGACTCCCCTTCTAATTTACTATTTTTGAAAAAGGGACTTCATTATGCATGATAAGTCCCAGATAAATTCGTTAATAATAGTAATTAACTAATAAGCGTATCAATAATATTCCTCTCCCCTTTAGACATTTATCTACCTATCCTCTAGACTTTAAAAAAACAATCCAAGAAAAATAGAGCACTTATATGCTACTTATTAAGACTTTCTACATATTCAAAAAACTCCGGATCCAGCTTCATAGCATTTTCAATTATAACCCTACTTGAATCACCAATCGATCAATCTAAATATTTTTCAATAAGATTTTTCGTAATCTTAACTCTCTTTCACCTCTTACTAACTGTAGTTATACTATCTCAAGAAGGGAAATTTTCAGATTTATAAAGCTGCTGTAAATGCATAGCTCATCATGAATACCTTGTTTTACGCTGTTCAAAGAAAAAATTTTCTCAACTATCATTTAAATATCTAAAAGAAACTCCATCCCAAACAGACAATCATCATATTTTATCTCATAAAAACAAAGCCCCTCTTTTATGAATATAAAATGAATTCTTAGGAGTTCATTTTCCATTATATTCATAATACTTTCTTCAATTAATTTCTATATATCTTTCTCCATTAGCATTCTCCTTTACATCTTTTAGAAAAATTTTTTGATCTAATCACATCTTAACCTCAGCAATGTCTTCTATATCAAAATTCTTCCAATCAGGAATTGAAGATTTACTTACATTCAAATTTTTAACCAAATCTTCCTTTGATTTTTTAAGATTAGAACTACCCTGTTCTAAGAAAACTTCTGAATTATTTCTTGACTCCATTATTTAAAAATAATATATAAATATGTTTACATATTATAAAAATAATTCAAAAAATCAATGGAAAGTTGACAGATTATTTAGACATGGCTTAAGGTACTCTTTCATTTATCAATCTGATAGTGCCGCCACTCACTTGATATTGTATAGAATCAAGCTTGTTCCATTGCCTTTCTTAATATATAAGCATTCTTTCTTTTAACATTATTAGAACCAAGTTTATTAATACTACTCCATGTTGCTTTTCATGAAAAGTCATCAAATCATGTTGGCATTTCAACTTCATTTCAATTAGAATCAACCATAGTCAAATCTACCGCCTTTCAAGTTCCATGATGAGACGTTCATGGATATGCCACATTAGAACCTTTTGTTGACGATGGTCATCTATAATTATCATATAATTTTTGTTGAGCATCTTTAGGTCTATAAGCATCCAAAATTTTCAACTCATATCATTGTGATTTCAAAGTTTCTTGAGCTTTCATTAATTTCTGTACCGCATCATATCTTAGCTTAAGATTTGATTCTCAGTCAGGATAAATTTTAGTTTTAAAACTATTATCTTTTGTCGCATATTTCAAATCATATTTAATATCACTAATATAATTTTTCAAAGGAACAATTTCTGTATCTTTCGGCTCTTTCTCTGAAGATTCTTTTATGTCACTATTATCTCACGTCTCTTTATTCACCTCTTCATTAGAATCACTTCAAGAAGCTTCACTTCAAGAATTAGTATTAGAGTCATCTCATTCTGATTCATTTTTTTCTCAAGTTCATGCTTGAACATTTCAAGTTAATATATCATATATTTTATTCATAGTCTCTTTACCAGGCAAACCATCAACTTTTAGTTTGTATTCTGTTTGAAATTTTTCTACAGCTTCCTTTGTCTTAGGTCACAAAATACCATCAATAACTATATCTCAATACTTATCCTTATTTCCACATCAAACTTGAGGACTTCTAATAGCAATTTGTACGGCCATAATCCAAGCAGCAGCATTACTAGCTTTTAAATCATTTCGCTCTTTATCCTTAATCTTTTCTAAATAACTTTTAACAATATCCATTTTAAGAATAACTTTTTCGTTATCTATTTCATAAAACAATTCTCCTGATTCAGTTGAAGTCTCTGTTGGAGTTTCAGTTGAAGTCTCTGTTGAAGATTCAGTTGAAGTCTCTGTTGGAGTCTCTGTTGAAGATTCAGTTGAAGTCTCTGTTGGAGTTTCAGTTGAGGTCTCTGTTGGAGTTTCAGTTGGAGTTTCAGCTGGAGTTTCAGCTGGAGTTTCAATTGAAGTTTCAGTTGAAGTCTCTGTTGGAATTTCAGCTGGAGTCTCTGTTGGAGTTTCAGCTGGAGTTTCAATTGAAGTTTCAGCCAAAGTCTCAGATGAAGTCTGCTCAGGACCATTCTGATTTACGTTTTCTTTTATATTACTCAATCAATTTTTTACTTGAGAAGTTACCCAATCAATTTGTTTAATATCTTTTGATGCCAATTCATAATTTTCCATAATTACTAAAAAATTAATAATAAAACACAACATATCTATTATAAATAATAATATTCAAAATGTCAAAAAATTTAGCACATTTTTTAAATTAAAGAAACAGCAAAAAATTTTCAATTCTAAGATATATTTCATATATTTAAGTGCCTATTTGTCTCGATTACCCAAAATTTTTTAACCATGAAAATTAAAATATTTCTTAACGTTACCCATATTCTTTCTGTGAATACAATAAGTATGAAACCATTTCAGAAACTAAATTCACATCCAACAATTTTTTACTGACCTACAAGTTTTTATCACTACTAATGTATCCAACCACACAATTTTAATAAGAAACTATAATTCCATTCTCATAGCATATCACTTATTATCCCCTATTGAATATTTTTCAACAATCTCAAATCACATTCTTTCACACCAATCTTTCAACTCTTCAGTTTCCATTCACTCTTCCGAATCAAAAGACATAGCAGGAAGATCTAATACACTAACATCCTCTTCTCTAGCCTTTTCTAAAAGCATATTCATTAATTTAGTTGCTGTTCACTGTCTCCTTTCTTCAACAAAAATAGACAAAACAAACAATGTGTCTCATTCTATTACATATTCCAATAATCAATCTTTATAAGTTAACTTCATACTATTTTTTATATAGAATAAAATACTAACACCTACACAAAATGATTAATATTATAATAAAATTTAATTTCAATAGATTCTTAATCTAATAATTGAATCACTTCCGAAATCTGATCATCGTTATAATCAGTTTCTTGATTTACACTTCTCATAAGCATCAACATTACATATCACCTTATCTCATTATCCATCGGCACGTCGATCTTTTTCATTATTCACTCACTCTGCAATGCTTTTAAATGATTCTCATAATAAGTATTTCATCACCCATATTTATCTCACCATAAAGCTCTAGAAAGTACAGTTCAAAACTCAGCCCTCGTAACAAAATCCTTTGGTTTAAAAGATGTTATTCACTGTCACATCAATCACAATTGACAACTTTCAGTAACAAATTTAACTAAATCTGGATTAATATTTGAATCAGAAAATAGACAATTTTTTGTCGTATCAGGAGATTTTCATAAAATATTTATAGCATAATTGCTAATCATCTTTGCCATTTCTTCTCTTGTAATTTTTCATCACATATTTGCCTTTTCAATCGAACTTTGAGTAGTAATTTCGCTTTGATAAGCCCAATTATATGCTTGCCTTAATTCAGAAGAATAATCCATTCAAATACATATCGTAAACGTAAACAACAATCAAAGCATTGATGAAATTAACAATTTTTTCAT